ATGAGAAAGTGAAATTGAAGAATTTTATCCAAATGAGGGCGGGAATTCATCTCATTTGCGGGTATAACGGTATCGTGTCCATAGGATAATCCCTTGTTTATAATAAAGGGATTGTATTGTTTTTCGGACCATTCATCTACGATCAAATCTTGCTTAGAATGATGTATAGAATTAATAAAATCAAAGGGAGAAATTGCGGGAGATTTATACGGAACTTCCTCAATTTTTTCAACGGGCTTACCGAATAAACTCATAACATCCTCACATATGCTACTGCATCTATTGTTACTATCAATAGGTAATTTGCAATCATACCTGTTGACCCCCTAGTCCAAGCTGACCAAGCAAAAAGCATACATTGAATCATGAACAACGGATAAAGATATATGAAAGGAGGATTAGGTAAAGTATACCCCATCCACATAGTACAGCCGATACTTAATGCCCACGCAAGTAGCTCAATACTAAAACGAAGAGGGTGAGATTTCCAATCTTCTTTTATCCAAATGAATATATTTTCAAAGGGATTTATCATTATTTAAATTCTACCGCTGCCATAATCTCAGTTAAACATGCTACCAAATTAATTTCTTGGTCTGCACAAAATGCGGACTTATATTGATAATCTGCTAGCAGCAATACTAACTGAGGTATTTGTATAACCTCATCGCATAAAACATCATATAGTTTTCTAAAAATAGTTTGCGGATCATTGTCGATATTATTAACAACCCACGTTCGCATCTTCTTCCAATCCTTATCTTTTAAAGATGCAATCAACTCTTGAAGATTAGTCTCACCTAAACTTACAAAGATACCCTCATCAATTTTTCCAGATGCACCATAACGCTGAAGTTCATTTAGAACTCTGCGATAATCCGGAAAATGCTTTTCAATTACCTTTGCAACAACTTTGCCATCAGCCTCAACTTTTTCAATGCTGAGAATTTCATTTACTCGCTTAAAAAATGCTGAGGCAATTTTAGGTTTATCTGCTTTCGGTAATTTAAATTCAATGACTGCTGCTCTAGAATGCAGAGGAGGAATGATTCTATTTTTAAAATTACAAGTAAGAATAAATCTACAATTAGATGAAAATTCTTCCATAAATGCTCGGAGAGCAGGTTGTGTAGAATTTGGATTTAAATAATCTGCTTCATCTAATATAACAACTTTTGGCTTACCGCTAAAAGAAACAGTAGATGCAAATTGTTTAATTTTTGTACGAAGAACATCAATACCCGATTCTTCTGATCCATTAATGATGATATAATCTGTTTGTAGCTCTTCGCACAAAGCACGGGCAACTGTCGTTTTGCCCATGCCTGCGCCGCCGCATAATAACATATTTTGTATCTCTCCTTTTGCTAGCATTTCCAGAAAAATAGTTTTCTGACTAGCAGGAAGAATACAATCTTCTAATTTCCTCGGGCGATATTTCTCAACCCAAAGAAATTCATTTTCACGATAATCCATAACAACTCCATATTATAATAGGCGTACAGCAACATTAAACTACCGAGTCGGGTTCCATTGCAATAAAATATTCAATTGCTTTAGTAGCATGTTTAAATTGGAATGCTTTCTTTTTAGAGATAGTAACATTATATGCGTCGGGAATAATTTTAAAATTCTCAACTGCCATATGGCATTCAAAAGTATGTTCACTATCTCCGATTGATTTTTTATACGTATTTGCTGTGTCGTTTTTCTTATCGCCAATATTAAGTGTTACTTTACCTTCTTTGCCGGAAATTGTGATAGTTGGCGCGCCTGTAATTGCAGCAGCCTTCATAATCATCTGTACATCATCTGCGGAAAGTGTAAATTCGTAATGCGAATCTAACTCAATGCTCTTTTCTGGTGCAGCAACAATGACGCTTGGGCTAGCATAGAAATACTCAAATTTACCATTGCCCTTAGAGATAGTCAAACTCTTTTCACCAAAATTGACTTCTTGATTTTCCATAACAGTTAAAAGCGCAAGCAATGAGTTCAAATCATAAATTGCTACTTCGAGAGGAAATTCTTCAGTTACATCTGCCTTACTAAAAATATTTTTACCGGTACTAATAGTCGAAAGCGTTTTACCTTTTCGAATCATTAGATTGGAATTAATAGAAGCGAAGTTCTTTAGAATATCAATTGTTTCTTTACTTATTTGCATTATTTAGTCTCCTTAGTTTCAATGTCATGCACATATAACAGCATCAATGCATAGTGTAACACCTTTAGCAAGTCTTGTCTATTCCTTCCTGCTTTTTTTCCGTACCTTTGAACATATTTCATTACATTGCCCGCAGTAAATCCTACGCCATGTCCGTTATCAATAATAAATTCTGTTGCTTGATATTTGTTTAGGGCGTAGTGTTGATTGTATGTCGCATCAACATATGCCTGAAAATCTTTCAACAGATCACCCTCATTAAACTTATATTCTATTTCTTGCGCCACGGATAATAATCTCCATATTTTTGCTCCATCTTAGCATTTCCCCACAAAAAGAATTCCTTTTGTACCGAATCTTGCCTGTTTCCTACTCTATAATTTAACGTATATCTACCGTTGGTGTTATATTTAAAATTATATTCTATCAGAATTTGCATAATAAGTCTATCGACTTCTGGCTGTTCCTCAGGATGTCTTGCTCGTCTATACCATAAAGGAGAAATTTGAATAGCAATTGCGGTAGGTAAGAAATACGCACCAACATCTACAAAGAGTTCTTCTTCGTTGATGCAAGTCGGCCACAGCCCAAGATTTTCGCAATCATCAGTACAAATAAAATCACCATTGCTACCATAAATTTTCCTTAAAGAAAAGGCCCAATCATTGCCCTCATCTATTGTATCAATTAAACTTTGGACGTGAGATGAGTCAATCCAATTATCTTCATCTAAGTACATTATATAATCAGTATTACATAGATAAGGAATAGAACCATAAATCCTATGCCCATTATACCCATCCGCCCCAGTATTTTCCGGAAGACATAAAACTGTTCTTTCTTCGTTCGGATTAATTGCTAAAATTTTGTTTGCTTTTTCCGCATACTGTTGCCCATCTATAACAACGAAGTGATTGATGTTTTTATATGTTTGTTTCTTAACTGATTGCAAACATTGTTCTAAGTAATCTGTACCGGTTGTAGGTGTAATTATTGTAACTCGTTTAGTCATATTGTATAACCTTTACATCACTAGGAATTCTAATAGCAATTCCACCGTCTTTTGGTTTTCTTGCATCATGAAAAAATACGTTATCAGAATTTACTTTTCCATGGCATAGTAATTGGAAAACTAAATTATGTAACCCGCTGTTTATTATATGTACTTCTTTGGCGTTACAGATAGTATCAATATAATCTAATACGTCATCTGTATCTGTTTTATTAACCACAAATCTAGGTAAGGTTGATTCTATCTTTAAATCAAATGCTTTATAAGAGCTCACATTATGCACAAAAATATAATCTTTTCCCTTTGCCGCAACAACTTGCTCATATAATTTTTTTGATCCAGATAAATCCGAGGGAAATTGAAAGTATGCAAATTCATCATCAACATCTAATCCTACTTGTTCATAGAAAGATTCCTCAAATCTATTGAAATCGGTATGCTCAAACCCAACACGTACTAAATCTTTTTGTGTATTTGCGGCATACCGATATGGATCTTCTGAATCATTTTTAATCGGGATAATTTTTATGTTAGGAAAATCCATGTATAAGTGATTGATAGTTTTATACAAATGCTCTTTGCAGAACAAATCCACTTCCCCATACTTATCAGCTAATTGATGAACAAGACCATTGCACATGAAATGGTCACCTAACCCTGTATGATGTAATAATGCGATACCCATTTTAACCCTATACTAAAGCGCCGGGATATACTGGAGATTCATCTTCTGAATATGTTTGACCAATAAAGTCCATACCAATACTTTCATATGTTTCTCGCATCCAAGCAGTTTCCTTGATACCATAAATTTTACAATTATCTTTTAACACCGGCCATACAACATCTCGCAAATAAAATTGATCCACCAAATAAGAATGCGTATACCAATATTGTTCCATAGGTTTATGCAAATTTATATGAAGTCCATTTTTAATACCCCACATACCTGCCAGCATTGGAAACTCGTAGTGATTAATATGATCTCGTATTACGCACATTTTTTCTTTACTAAGTAACCAATCATCTACAATGCGTTTTTCTCTTTCCGATAACCGAGAATCACAATCTCTAGATATAACAATTGTATCTTCGAGCATATCAAAAAATCGCCAAAATGCTCCAAATG